AGCCAAAAGCTCTCCTTCAGGATGGACATCATTCAATGCACCCTGCTGCCAACATCGAGGCCACGGCAACGATACACGCAAACGTGGCGGCATCCGCTTCGACGGCAATGGAGTTGTCTTTAATTGTTTCAATTGTAAATTTAGCACTGGTTGGCAACCCGGATCGCCGTTTGGCGAGAAAATGAAAACACTTGCTCGCTGGTTAGGTGCCGGTGATGATACGATCAAAGAACTAGTTTTCGAAGCACTTAAAACAGAAGGCGATACGTATCGTCCAGAAGAGCAAGAGACACATATAGCATTTACTGATAAAGAACTACCAGAAGGTTCTATGGCAATTGCAGAATGGATCAACAGTGCATACCTCCCTGACATCTCCAAAGATATTGGTCCTGTCATTGATTATGTCTACAATAGAGGATTTGATGCACTAAGCGAAAACTTCTTTTGGAGCCCTAGCCCAGGATACACTGATCGAGTAATTGTTCCGTTTCGATGGCAAGGCCGTATTGTGGGCAATACTGCTCGCAAGGTCAAAGCGGGAAAACTTAAATATTTGTCAGATCAACATCCACATTTTGTTTTCAACTTTGATCAACAACAAGAAGATCAAAAATATATATTTGTGTGCGAAGGTCCGTTTGATGCACTGGCAATAGGCGGAGTTGCACTACTTACCAATGAAATTGCAGAGCAGCAATCTAGGATAATTAATAGTCTAGGTGCAGAAGTTATTGTAATTCCAGATCAAGATCGTGCAGGCACAATATTATTTGATCGAGCAGCTGAACTCAATTGGTCAGTAGCAATGCCTACGTGGGATAACGATATTAAAGATGTTGCTGACGCAGTTCAACGATATGGGAAATTATTTGTTATCGTTGATGCTATTAAGACAGCACAAAAAGGCGCCATTAAGATTAACATGGCAAAGAACAGACAAGAACATAAATTAGAAAGGTTAGAATATGATGCAGACAATAATTAATTTCCTTACATATCCTTACAGGAAATATCAAGAACGTAAACAATTTAAAAAACGTATTGAAGAATTGCGCAAACGTGATCCGTTTATATATCGTTGATAAATAACTATGTGAAATACATAGTTTATAAAACAACAAATTTGATAACAGGCCAATATTACATTGGTAAACACAAGCAGTTAGTAGAGACCTTTGACGGATATTTTGGTAGTAGTCCATTACTTAACAAAGATATTAATGACCACGGTGTAGAATATTTTGTTCGAGAAACATTATATGAGTTTAGCAATGAAGAAGAATGTTATGCTCAGGAAATACTGTCAATAGGCAACAAATGGAAAACTGATAAGTTATGCTATAATAAGCAATCAGGCGGCAAGGGATTTAGTTCAGGATGCAATCACTACAGTGCAGGAGTTGGTTTTTCATCTCAGCATAAAAAAAATTTAAGTAAGTCTCGGAAAAAGAGATTACCAGCAACTGAAGAAACACGCAACAAAATGTCAATATCCCGCCTAGGTTCTAAGCGTGATGCTAATACAAGAAAAAAAATGTCTATTGCACAAACCGGGGAAAAAAACCCAATGTTTGGAAAAACGCACTCAGATGAAATTAAAAATATAATTAGTCAGAGTCTTAAGGGGAAATATGTTGGAGATAAGTGTTCGTCTTTTAAAGGATATTACATAACACCGTTTGGTAACTTTGCATCTGCTAGAGAAATTTCTGAATCTATTACAAATATTGGCAGCGGCACAGTATGTGCTTGGTGCAAGCATAGTAGCAAGATAATAACAAAAAGCATGACAGGAATTTCAAAATATCTGACAGAAAATGATCTAGGTAAAACTTTTAAGGAAATTGGTTTTTATATGGAATACAAATGAACATATTAGGTATTAGTGCAGGCTTTCATGACGCTGCGGCAGCGTCACTGTCTCTAAAAGGAGATATCATCTTTGCCGGGCACTCTGAACGTTACAGTAAACAAAAAAACGATCCGGTTATTTACAAATGATCACATGGGGAATCAATGCGCTTAACCACGGATCTAGCTTGTCCGTGTTTAACAACAGTGAGTTAATGTTTACCGAAGCGCATGCATCTGACGAGCTAGATGCTCAAACTCTACGACAGGCGTTTGATTATGGAGGTCCCAATGAAATATATTGGTACGAACGTCCTTACATAAAAAAACTAAGGCAATTGCGAGCAGGACAGTGGAACAGAGCATTTGCTATTGACGATATTCCTAGTCGGTATCTCAAGTCTGTAGGTGTAGGATGTGCCAAAGTAAAATACACTCCGCATCATGCAAGCCATGCAGCCGCAGGATATTACACTAGCTCGTTTAACCATTGTGCTGTTGTTGTTCTCGACGCTATAGGCGAATTTGAATGTGCATCTATCTGGGAAGGCAAACACGGAGAACTACGCAAAGTATGGAGTAAGAGTTATCCACATAGCCTAGGATTGTTTTACAGTGCGTTTACACACCTAATAGGACTAACGCCAGTACAGGACGAATACATATTACAACAGATGGCAAGACAGGGCGATCCTAACCGGTATTATCATCGAATATGCAAATACTTTAATGGGCCTGTTGAGTTAGCTCAAAATTTGCACAAAGGTGTAGTTGATTGGGAAGACGAAATTGACAACGTTCAAACTCAACAAGATATTGCAGCCGCAGTTCAACAGGTGTTTCAAGAAAACGTTAACTCGGTAATGCTAACTGCTCAACATTTAACTGGCAGCAATTCATTAGTTTATATGGGTGGCTGTGCTATGAACAGCGATGCGAACAAGGCTTGTGTGGAACCGCACTTTGATTATATTTGGAGTTTACCACAACCAGGTGATCCTAGCAGCAGTATAGGAGCAGTGTTATATCATACAAAACAACGGACTGAAAGTAAACAACTTGGGGTTGTGAAACATATCACAATTAATGTATAATAGTATATGATAAAAGATTACGGTTACGAAGTACAAAAATTATATCTTGAACTAATGCTTGCAGACGCAGAAGTGTTTGTACGCTGTCAAGGTATTTTTGATCACACATTATTTGATCGCAAGTTACAAGATGCAGCAGAGTTTATCAATGAATATGCTAAAGGCTATAATGTCTTGCCAGACTTTGATATGGTCAATGCAAGTTGCAGGACAGAACTTAAACGACCTGAAGAGACTAAAGAAGGCCATATGGACTGGCTCATGGATGAGTTTGAATCTTTTACACGCCACAAGGCATTGGAACGTGCTATCATTGCCTCGGCTGATCTATTAGAAACGCACAACTATGGCGAAGTAGAAGCACTGATTAAAGAAGCTGTACAGATTGGCCTTGCCCGTGATATGGGTACAGATTACTTTGCAGATCCTAGAGCTCGACTAATGAGTCTCAAAGACAAGAACGGCCAAGTGAGTACAGGTTGGCCGGGCATGGATCGTAGACTGTTTGGAGGATTCAACCGAGGCGAGCTTAACATCTTTGCAGGTGGATCAGGTGCAGGTAAATCCTTGTTCCTAGCCAACCTAGGTGTGAACTTTGCACTACAAGGATTGAATGTAGTTTATCTAACACTGGAACTTTCAGAAGCATTAGTGTCCATGCGTATCGACTCAATGGTCACTGGTGTCAGCACTAGAGATATCTTTAAGAATCTTGATGATGTTGAAATGAAAGTCAAGATAATTGGTAAGAAGTCTGGCATGCTACAGGTCAAGTATATGCCATCGGGCAAGACCACTAACGATGTTCGTGCATATCTCAAAGAGTATGAAATCAAGTGTGGTAAGAAAGTCGACGTACTGTTGTTAGACTATATGGACTTGCTGATGCCCATTGGTAAGAAAATTTCAGCAGAAAACTTGTTTGTCAAAGACAAGTATGTATCAGAAGAACTGCGTAACTTGGCAATGGAAAAGAAGTGTGTGTTTGTTACAGCGGCACAGTTAAATCGAGGCGCAGTAGAAGAAGTTGAATTTGATCACAGTCATATCTCAGGTGGACTTAGTAAGATTCAAACAGCAGATAATGTGATTGGTATCTTTACCAGCAGAGCCATGCGTGAACGTGGTAGGTATCAATTACAGCTGATGAAAACACGTAGTTCGAGTGGCGTAGGTATGAAGATTGATCTAGAGTTTAACATCGAAACACTTAAGATCAGTGACTTGCCAGAAGACGAGCAAGAAAGCAACGGAGCAACAAGCCGTGGTACTAGCAGCATCATCGACAGCATTAAACGCAAGACAGAAGTACAGCAGATAGATCCAACCACCGGTGAGATTAATCCGACCCAAGGCGCTAGCATAGGCAAAGTTCGAGGAACAGTAGAGTCGTCAAAGCTACGAGATATCTTGAACAAAATGGGTGGAGATGATGAAGACCTCTAAAATATTCCTACACAAGTGGCTGGCTGACAGTACAGAGGGCTATATAGATATTCCGTGGCCGCAGGTGCATAAGGCAGTAGGTGATGATATTATCAATTGGGTGCGATCCAAAGACCCAATTGATGTACAATTGATATTAGAGAAAGCGCCTAACGGATATCAGAGACTATATGCAGATTTTTACAATCTTGCTGTTCGAAACGAGTTCACCTTATTGTTCGCTAAATAGGTATATGCGAGTTAAAGAACTTATTTTAGAAACCCGGGATGTTGTCGTCAACAGGCAGTTAAACCCCATATTGTGGGAAAACGAAAAATTGGCCGCGCAAGTCGTTGATAAACTTGAAGAAATTGCCACCGCTTTTGTGGAATTTGTGAAAATCCCCTTAAACGTTGTCGACTATACTCTTACCGGGTCTAATGCTAATTATACCTGGAATAAACACTCAGATTTAGATTTACACGTTATTGTACGTGGAGAAGTCAGCGATAGTGCTCGAGAACTGTACACTGCCAAAAAAGCTCTATGGGCTGCAGAGCATACGATCACAATTAAAGGGCTTCCTGTAGAATGTTACATACAAGGCGAACAAGATCCTCATCACAGCAGTGGTGTCTACAGTCTAATGCAAAATAAATGGATTGTGAAACCCAAGAAGGTCAAACCTCAAGTAGATGATGCAGCAGTGGATGCCAAACAGAC